TGTATATTCCAATACCTCCACGGTATTTCCATTGCACCTGCATCACCAGTAATACGGAATAAGTCGTGTAATAAAGCAAAGTCAAAATGACTTCCTCTAGAATAGAATTTTGCTTTATCGAAATCGATACCCTCTTTTTTAAACCAATTAAACATTGCAGGCATTAACTTACTCCAATGCATATCAGTTTTAAGTGGTTTTAGAATTCGTTGAGCGTCGGGGCCTTGTTTTTCCCACCAATCCAAAGTATCTTTGTATATTTTGCGTCCATCTTTTACTTGACTAGCAACATCAAGTTTTGCATAAAAACCGTGTTTTATTAAATCTGCAAACTCATAATCCTCAGCAGAATCTACAGCGACCATACCAACAGATAAAATTACAGAATTATTTAAACTACCAAGGGTTTCTAAATCTAATACAACCGTATCTTTCATATTCTTCCTTTATTGTGGTATTTAATGTATATTATACCATAACAAAAATGAATAGTCAAGTTTTTATTTGATTTATTTTATTTCGGGTATATGTTTGAAAACATATTCAGTTGATAGATCACGTGCTTCCATAAGAGCATCTTTGACTTCTTGTTTTGAACCACCAAAGTATGCCACTGCGTGTCCTTCTTTAATCATTTGTTCATTGATGTTCAAATCACCAATTAACATTTCACCAAGAACTCGTCCAAACTTACCTGTGCCGTGTGATTTAATAGTAAACTTATTATCGTTGTATTCTAGTATTTCAACAAGTCTATGTTTAGCACCTTTACCATAACGTTTTTCTACCTTGTCCCTAGTCCTCGACTCTGGGGTATCAATACCCATGAGTCTAATTCGTTTTTGTATCCATACATCAAAACCGAGGTCGATATAAGCGTCCAAAGTATCACCATCAACAACACGCTTGACTTTCGCATTATACTCAAACATTACCTAGTAATTCCTAAAATCTTAGCAATTTGAGCATCTAATACACCAGAACGATTTGGCCAATGAATATATGCTTTGTCTGGATTACTCTTCAAGTTCTTCAACAATGGAATGATTAATTTTTCCAATGCTTTAAGTTTATTTGCCTTAAAATCTTCAAACTCTTGTTTCTTTGCTTCAAGGTCTTCTTCAACTTGTTCTTGTCTTGCCAACAAATCAGCAAGATTGTTATTAACGTCACCAAAATCAACGCTACCACTTCCGTCAAAATCCAACTCACGAACTTCTCCTACTTGTGTTTCAATAGTTTCAAGTTTATCTGTGATTTCTGACAAATCAATATCAACACTTGGTGCATTAACGGTTGTTTCCCTTGATAGTAACTCATCAACCTTTTCTTCCAATGGTGTTAAATCTGGCATATCACCAGCAGTCAAAGCATCAACTTTTTCTAATGCTAAAATTTGGTCTAGTTTATTATCAAGACCACTCAAATCAACATCTACTGTTTCTGAATTCTCAATACCATCTGTTGGTATTAAAGCAAGAATAGCATCTAATTTTGCCGTAATTGGACCTAAATCGGCACTTACTGCCTCTGACGTTTTTTGTGCGACGACATCTGTATCACCGTCATCATTATCCGAAAACGAGAACCCCCATTCAAAATCATCATCTATATCAAATTGTCCATTTTCTGAATCTGCCATATATTTCTCCTAAAAGGGCATAAAACTTCTCATCATCCCAGCAGGGCTGAATTTATCCGACATATTACCTACAGAACCATTCATTCTCCATATCTGTTCGTTCATAATAACAATGTCGTTTCTTAAATCTTTCATATCTTTACTCATAGTAATACCAGAAGAATCCATACTTCCCATATGTGTTTTCATTTTGTTTGTTGTATTATTCATTGCGTCCATATCTTGGTTAATAGACTCCATTGAATAAGCAATTGTATTCATATTTTCTCTAATAGAATGTAAATCTTCTTGTCCTTGCTTGAAGGATTCTGTCCATGATTCCATATGACTATTTACAACTAATCCAGCATACACAAAAACTACTGCTACTGCTAATTGTGAAATAGTTGTTATCCAAGTACACGTGGCAGAAGTACAAACCATACACCACTCCTTATTAAATTAAACAATACTATTATTTATATCTTCTATCATTTACACTTCTAAATAAACAACTAATAATAATGTATATAGCAGTTAGGAAAACAAACCCTGCAAATACTATAATAAGTGGGAATGCCACAACAGTCAATACCATAAGTACAAGTAGGGCGAGGATTATATCAGATAGGGTGGCGTCTTTAGATGTAAATTGTAAATTATCATAAAAACGTTTGTATTTCATTATCTTGTACCAATAGTATATTTGGGCACCAACTCCCAATTTCGTTTATCTTTAAACGATATCACTTTAAACTGTCCAACGTGTCCCATTGGTTCTAATTGTTCTTCGTTAACAACAGTCAATAAATTCCACTCAACAAGCAATTTCACAATAGAATTTCTTCTTTCAATATCAACACTTTCAATAGAAGAAGTTTTTCCATCTAAAGCAAACAACTCTTTAAAATGTACTATATAATATCTGCCACGTTTATGTAGAATATGTGCAGTCTGAAATAACACCTTATTTTTATTAGATGCAACACCAATACGTGTTAATGTTTCTTTTATTTTAAGAAAGTCATCATCATGTTCAAATGACACTTCCAACATTTTATCAAGTGACCAATCATATACATCACTTGTGTTTTCCTCTTGATAATTCATCATTACCACCCTTGTTCATTTTGCTTCTTATAAAGTCAAAATGATCTTCAGACAATAATGGTAAAACCTCAACTGCCCGTTGCTCATTATAATTATAATACTCTTGTATAAGTTCAAGATTAGAGGTTTTTTTAGTGTTTTTTGCCCACTTATTATACCTCTTCTTCTTTCTTATAGTATTTATAAGATAATCATATTGAAGCACACTATCAAGGTCATAGTAATGATTCATTTCATTTGTATATAAAATAGTATCAGGCGACATACTTAAAGAACGGTTTATTAAAAACGTATTCTTAGTATAATCTTTTTCATCCATATCCCCTGTTCTAATTAGGTTTTTATGACCATAATTTAAATCAGGTATTATATCTTTAAACAGATTTGCCATATAACTTATCCATCATTTCACGAACTGCATTATCGGGTGCAGAACCACTAGGGTGCATAATACATTTACCATTCTTAAAGAAATAAGTGACTGGATGTGATGGTGCAGGGAATGTCAATTGCTCTTTTACCATTCTTACAGTTACATTAGGATAATCCTCAAAAAGTGGTTCTAATACTTCTGGAATGAAATATTCACAAACTGGACAACCATCTTTAGAATGAACAATAACAACATCATCCTTTTCTTTCACAATATTAAGTGCCGCCTTTTCTGTTACGACTTTTAGTTTAGTTTTCATATTTACTCCTTAACAAACATACCTTCTGGTGTTAAATACCCCTTACGATCTTTGATTTCATTATATGCTTGGTCAATGCAATCATCCATACGAACACCATAAGTTAAACAAACACCCCTTAATGTTACGTAAATATCACCAATTGCATCCATCACTTCGTGTTTATTATCTTTATTCAAAGCATCAAATAGTTCTGTAAGTTCTTCCAATGTTTTAATTGCTTGTGTCATAGGTTTACCATTTTCAGTAATACCCCTATCATTAAACCATTTATCAATATGCATATTTTTATTGCTCATTATTTCCACTCCGCTTCTACCATTACTTCTGTTAAAAAGGCAACTAAATTAATTTCCCTATCTGCGACAAACGCCTGTTTATATTGATACTCACCAATTAACAATACAACTTGAGGTATTGATGATGGTTCTAAATAATCATACATATTATCATAAATGGTTCTAAAAATACGGACAGGGTCTGTATCGATATTTTCCACTACCCACTGTCGCATTGATCCAAAATCCTTTTCTTTAAGGTTCTTCATCAACCGTTTTACATTAGTTTCACCAACGTTAGCAAGAATACCTTCATCAATAATACCACCTGCAGAATAACGTTGAAGTTCATTTAAAATTCTACGTATATCTGGGTAATGTTTTTTAATTACCTCGGCAACCACTTTAGGACTAGAAACTTCAACATTTTCTTCTTCTAAAATAGAAAGAATTCGTTTCATTAAACTACCCATCATTTCAGGCATTTCTTTTTTAGTGCTACGGAAATCAATGAATGTAGTTCTAGAATGAATTGGTTCAATGATTTTATCTTTGAAGTTACACGTTAAAATGAAACGGACGTTTTTACTAAATTGCTCAATAAACCCACGTAGAGCAGGTTGGAATGAGTTTGGATTTAGATAGTCTGCTTCATCAAGTATGATGCACTTTTTACCACCATCAAACGATACCGTACTGGCAAATGATGCAATCTCGTTTCTTAATGTATCGAGGTTACGATCAAGTGAACCATTAACAACAAGTGACGTATATCCTAATTCGTTACATAGTGCCTTAGCAACAGTAGTTTTACCTGTTCCTGCAGTACCAGATAATAACAAATTAGGCATGTCACCATTTTCAACAAATTCCTTGAACGTTGATTTTATATCATCTGGTAATATACAATCATCAATTTTTTGTGGGCGATATTTCTCCACCCATAAGAATTCATCTTGTTTATCCATATGTAGAATCACTCTCCAATGCAACCCAATAAACTAAATCACCACAAGTAAACTTAGAAATGTTCTTAGATGAAATTTCAACCTCATAATCATTCGGTAACATCTTCATACGTTCTGTTAGGAAATAAAAGTTGAAATTTTCAGCACCATCATAATCACCAACTTCAATTGAATATGTATTAGATGTACTATTACGTTTATCCTGTACTTCTGCAACAATCTTATCATCAACATTCTTAATACACAAATCACTCAAACCTAAAGTACCAGTTGCACGTTGTAGTTTGGACAAATTACTTTCAGTCAGTGTGAATTTAATTTCAGTAGCAGGCATTGTAATTTCCTTTTCTGGATATACAATAATTGATTTATCTGCATACCAATAAGAGGTTGTAGATTTACCATCGGTAATTGTAACCGAATTATCACCAAATTCCAATTCGGGTGCTTCAAACAATGATAATGTAGCAAGGAATTCGTTTAAATCATAAATACCAAATTCATTAGGAAAGTCTTCCTCAACTTTACTTTGTGCAAGGACGTTCTTTTGAACGCTCATTGTATCAATAGTAGAACCATCCTTAATTAGAATTGATTGGTTAATGGTAGCGAAGTTCTTTAGAACCCCAATTGTATTTTCACTTAATTTCATTTATATTTCCTTTATAATAATTGTTAGGTATATTATAACACACAAAATACCCAATTGCAAGTTTACTCAAAAATTGTATCCGAATCAAACTCACCATTTTTCTCATCAAATGCAGTAGCAAGAATAAGGTAATGAATGGATTTAATCAAATCCATTTTATTTTTACCCTTCTTTTTCCCATACCTCATTAGGTATTTAATTGCATTATCAACAGAGGTAGTACCTAGTGTTCCCCTCGATTCAAACACATCCAACGTCTGAACGTCGTTGTCTTCGTTTGTATAGTGTGATGTATATGTCCCTCTGATGTAATCGTCTACGTCGTCTAGCACCCTACCTTCACCATATTTAAAATTAAATGATTCTCTTTCCAATAATTGATGGTATGCATCGTGCAACTCATCATATTCCATATCACAACTCATATTTTTCTCCTATATTTTAATTGTAACAACACCCCGAATTATCGAGGTGTTTTATTTAGTGTTTATTATTTAAGCAGTTTTGTAATCTTCAACATCCTCAAACGTAGTTTCAGTACCATACTCACTCGTACCAACACCAGCATCAATCTTTTCATAAAGAGAAAGGAATGATTCTTTAGTTTCGTCATCAAAACGTTCAATAGACATCTTAATTGCTTTTTCTTTATTTCCGAAGATTGAATAAGACTTTAGAATATCAACCAGTCGGCGAGTTGAAATAATTTCATCAACACCACCGTCTTCAAAAGTCTTACGAATAATGTCGCCCCACATTGTAAGGTTCGGAATAAACGCATCAACTTCGGCAGAACGCAACCCAAATCCTTCAGCGGCTTTGGTAAGAATCTTTTTCTCAATTGCTTCGGAAGGGTATGCCTGGTATAAAGTAATTGAAAAACGGTCAAGGAATGCTTCATTCAGAACGTTAGTACCAACAAAACGTCCATCATCAGAACCTTTACCTTTAGTATTCGCAGTAGCAATCACCGTGAAACCATCAGCGGGCTCAACCCACTCACCACGTTTCTTAATAAAATAACCCTTTCCTTCAAGGACTGATTGAAGTGCCATAACTTTAGAAGACGCAAGGTCAATTTCGTCAAGCAAAAGAACAGCACCACGTTTCATTGCTTCAACAACTGGCCCGTATTGGAACACAGTTTCACCATTCACAAGTCGGAAACCACCAAACAAATCATCTTCATCCGTTTCAGCAGTAAAGTTCACTCGAATCATTTCACGTCCAAGTGACGCACAAGTTTGTTCAATTCCAAACGTTTTACCGTTTCCAGACATACCAGTCAGGTAAACAGGAAAAAACAATTTAGATTTAATAATTTTCTTAATGTCATTCGCATTACCCCAAGAAACATATGTCTTATCAACTTTAGGGATAAAACTAATTGACGCATCAAGTTCCATCGCACCAGTCGTACCAACTTTTTTCTCAGCAACGGTTTCATTAACAACAGTCTTTGCAACCTCTTGAACAACTTTAGGTGGGGCAATACCAGCACCAGTGGTTGGAATTTTATAAACACCACGGGCAACACGGTTAGTTGAACCATCAAAAACTACTTGTGGAACACAAACATCATAGGTCGATTTAATAACCTTGGCTTGTCCTTTCGTAATCTCAGTAGTACCGAACAACTCTTCAGCAGCGGCACCAAAGTCATTAATATTAACAATTTTACTCATATTTACTCCTTTTTTATTTAATTAGTTGGAACTTCCTCGAACCAACACTGATCATTATACACGAATTTAGTATCATGTCCAGCATTTTTTCACATTTATTTCCACATTATTCAAATGGTTATTAGGCAACCATTTGAACAAATTCATTCAACAACATCTTGTTAACCTTACGTCCTTTTGAAAACTTTTTAAATGCAGTTCTCAATTTTCCTTTATTAACAGAACCATCATCTTTACGAGCAACTTCATCAGGCATTTCAACTTCTTTATCCATAACTCTATCATTAACCATAAAGTATTTATCATAACCTTCAGAAGCCATAGAAACATAACCATTTTTGGTTAGTTTTTTCTTAACAACGGCACCCTCTTCCCATTTAAAATTACGCTCAATTGCATATTTAATAGTACGTTTATCAGTCAAAAAGAAACCAATCACATTAACCTTACAACGTTCACCCAATGCAGTTAGTAACGATTGTGTCATACCATTCCTATTATATTCATCAGTAACAGCAGAAACAATTTTCTTTGTTTTTGGGTCACGGATTGCAAGGTGTGATCTTCCTTCACCCCATCTAGTTGGATATTTAGTACACGTTTCATCAACACTGTAGTATCTATCATTTCCATCAGAATCACCATCAGTTAGGAAAATAACATTAACCTTTTCTTTTCCACATTCACGTTTGAAATTTTCAACTTGTTCATATGAAGCAATAATACACTCGTTTAATGGTGTCGAAGCAAGTCCAAAACCAATAGGTGTTTGAATTGAATCATATCTTGAATAACTAACAGAAAGACCAAGTTTATAGAAGTTAATAATTCCATCATTAAACTCACGTGCATTCATCTTTTCATTGAAAAACTCAACCAAAGTCATACGTCCCAACTCTAGGTGATCAAAAGCAAAATTACCGTTGTCTTCAGTTTGGTAAAAACGTGTTTTATTTGGCTTATAATCACCAATACCACTAGAGTTAGTGAAAGCATAAACACGGAACGGAATACCAACTTTTCGTGCAAACATCGCCAAGGTAATTGTTTGTTTTACAGTACCTAATATTTTGTCTGCCATTGAACCCGACCAATCAACGTACATAACCAAAGCGTGGTTTCTACCATCTTTTACAGTAGCAACCCTTTTGAAAATATCCTCTTCATATTTGTAGGCGTGCATTTTGTTAGTATCAAGAACACCAGTCTTACCAACAGAAGTGCGACGATGGGCAGTAGCGGCCTGTTTCATTTCAAATTCTTTAACCATATAATTTACAACAGGCAAAGTATCCTTTTTCCAAGCAACAATTTGATCGTCGGTTTTCTTTTTAAAGATTTCACCGTTGTCACCCCAATAGTCATAATTAACTGAACGTCCATAAAACTCATTCAAAACACTCCCAACATTTTTATAACCAATAACAGTGTTTTTTAAATCAATGTTAGGCAAATCAACATAGATTGGGTTTGAAGCATTTTCATCATTCATTTCACCCAAACGGTCATCAAAGTTTTTTTGTGTTTCTGAAGCAGGTGGTTGGTCAGTTTTTCCACTACCATCACCATTACCATCTTCACCGTCTTCATCACTGTCATTACCTGAACCACTTTTACCATCTTCACCATCTTCACCGTCTTCATCTTCTTCATCACCGGCACCACCTTCACCATCTTCATTATTATCTTTAGGTGAAGGACGTGGAGAAGCATTAGAACCACCATCACTTTCCTCAAAATCATCAATGTCAAAGTCTTCATCACTGTCAGAAAACTCCATATTATCAAAGTCAGTGTTTAGTTCCTCATTTTTGGCATATTCAGCAAGTTCAAGTGTTAAATCCAACACATCTTGGAAGGTTTTAGTAGAAGCAACTTTATCAACAATACGGGCTTCTTCCTCAGTAAAAGTAACTTCGGCACGTGAACCCAACTTAAAACGTAGGTTAATACGATCAAGGATACCAAATTCATCCATATCACGTCCACGGAGTCCAAAGAAATCCTTCATATTTAATTCATCATACATCCCAAAGAATGTTTTATTCATACCTGCATATTTCACTTTCATAAGACGTTCAATTCGAGCGTCCTCAATGACGTTAGCATAATCTTTAAGGTTTGGGTTTTCTTTAACGAATTCTTTCCATTCTTCAAATGGTGTGTAAAGAGCGTGACCAACTTCGTGTCCAATCAACCCTTCATATAATACGTTTGACATATCTTCCCAAATTGGAAGATTCAAGACACGGTTCTTAACATCAAAAGAGGCAGTTTGTACCTTTTTGTGTTGAACCGTAATGTTCTCTGTCGCCATTAGACGAGCAAGAGTGTTTTTCGCTTCAATATTTACTTTATTTGTCATATTTCTCCTTTAATCCGAACCAACACTGATCATTATACACTAATTCGCCCCCTTGTCGAGGGTTTTTTAGAATTTAATTTCTAATGTAAGTTATTGATTATTAAAGAAATATATGAAAAGTGTGAATTAATTATCAGAAATTTTACTAAAATTCTTGTCTTTTGTTATTTTTATCACCCTACCAAACTTGTCTATAATCTGTTGTCCTTTGTGTGATATAACAAATGCATTAACCTCGCTACCAAGTGCATTTAAGATACCAAGAAAATCTTCAATACCAGTGTTATCTAAAGAACTATCGAAAATTTCATCAAGTATTAAAAGGTTTGTAGATACTGAAGATTTCAACTTGGCAATTTCCCTCCAAGTAAATAACAATGCAAGGTCAATTCTTAACTTTTCACCTTCAGAAAATGAACCATATGCAAATTCATCACGTCCACGTGATTTAATAGTTTCATTGAAATTTTCATCAAGATTAAAGTTAATATAAAAATTAAGCGAAGATAGGTACTTATTAATTAATTGATTAATTAGTGGTAAATAGTTTTTAATAACAACAGTTTTAATACCACTATCCTTCAATAATTCTTGCACAGTATTTAAATCGTGTTTTTCCTCTTGCAATTCATATTTTGTATCGTGGTGTTGATCTATTTCAACTTTCTTTTCCTGTAGGTCTTTATTATCAACCACCTCAACAACTTCATTTAATGTTTCAGAAATTTCATTATTTACACGTGTACAAGTATCATTAAGATTTGTTATTTGGTTTTGTTTATTAACAATACTTTGTAAATCCGTCTGTATTTGATCTAATGTTTTTGTGGTTTCTGTTAACTTTGCAGTAACTTCTTCTAACCCCTTTTCAATACCCTCACGTTTAGTAGTTAAACTTTCACCCATTTCATCCATATGGTTTTTATCAATTTCCTGACCACAAGCAGGACAAGATGAGTTTGTAATAATAAGTCTAAGTTGTTTATTAATTGTTTCTATTTTATTATTAAATGTGGTTTGAAAATTATTAAATGAATTCTTATCACGTTTAACCTTTTCAAAATTACTTGTTGCAACCTTTAACTCAGTTATTTCATTTTCCAATTTAACAATATCTTCATTACACGTATCAATAAACACCTTTTTCTTATCAATTAAAATATGCTTATCTTCATTTAACTTATGTAAATGTTCCTCTTGCAACTCAATATGTTGGTGTAATAATTCTATTTTATGTGTAATGTCTTTTAAATCGTTTTTATTTTCTGAAACACGTTCTTTAACCAAATCATTCATAACACCAAAGATTTGAATATCTAACAATTCTTCAATAATAGAACGTCTTTCACCAGCCTTTAATCTCATAAAAGGAACAAATGAACCACTACCCAATACAACAATTTGTCTGAATGATTTTTCATTCATCTTTAATACATATCTTTCAAGGAATTCTTGACTGTCTTTAGCGGCCGCATCTTGGTCTTGCATAACACCATCTACGTATATTTCGAACTTTGCAGGTTTTAGACCACGTTTAATTTTATATTCTTTACCACCTGTCTTAAAGTCCAACTCAACCATACAGTTTTTTCTATTAATAGAATTAACCAACTGACCTAGTTTAATTTTTCTAAATGGTTTACCAAACAAACCAAAACTAATTGCATCCATCATAGTAGATTTACCTGCACCATTAGTACCAATCATTAATGTAGTTTTAGTATCATCTAAAATTATTTCAGAAAACTTATTACCTGTTGAAAGAAAATTCTTCCACTTAACATTAGTAAAATGTATCATAGTGCAATTGCCTCTACATATATTTCATTTAATATTTTCTTAACTTGTTCTTCATTATCAATATTCATACCCTCAACATATTTGTTCAATGTAGTAATAGTATCTTCAGTATCAAACTCAACTTGTTCTGTTGATAATAAACCGTGGTCTTCAACTATTGTTAATGTTTCAGATTCACGTTCAATCTTTTCAACTAATAAATTAAAATGTGCAAAATCCCCTTTACTTGTTACAATTAATTTTACAATTTGTCCTTCATAATCATCATTTAATTGCTCGTCTTTCTTTTCTTCATCATAATTAACTTTGACGTGTAATTTATAAGGATTTACAATTTGGTCACATTCTAACGTTTCAGTATCAAAAATATGAAAACCACGATTGTCGTTATAATCACTCCAATTAATTTCGTATGTGTTACCTAGATAAAATACATGACCGTCATCAGATTTTGTGTGAAAATGACCAGAATAAACTGTATCATATCCTTTAAGGAATTTAGGGGAACGTGAGTGATACATTGAATTTACACCTTTGTGCATTTCAAAACCACTTAAATCAAAATGTCCCCAAGCAATTGTTGAATTAGTATTTTTAACAAATTCAAGAACTTTTTCTTCATTATCATTATTAATCCAAGGTATCATATCAACCTTAAAACCATCTGGTAATTCTAATGTTTTTGGTTCTGAATATGCAACAATAGGATTTAATTTATCATCACCAATATCAAATAACTGCTCTACAGAATTAACTTCAACAGTATTTTTATAATATGTGTCGTGGTTACCAACAATAGTATGCATAGTGATACCATTGTCAATCATTGGTTTAATAAACTCTTTACGCATACGGTTAAGAGTGTCAAAATTTACGTACTTACGTCTGTCCATCAAATCACCACAATGAATGATTGTTTTGATGTCATTCTCAATTAAGTATGGAAAGAAAGTATTAGTCCAAAACTTATAAAAATAGTCAGAAAATGCTTTACTGTCAGACCTTGCACCGAAATGCGTATCAGTGATTACAGCAACTTTCATTTACACACCCATAAAGAATGATAAATTATTTTGCTTCATTTCTTTTTCTTTAATCTTCGCTTCCCTTTTTGCTTTTTTCTCTGCTTCTTTCTTTTCCATATCGTCAATAAATTCTTTAATGTGAATATGAAAATCTACAGACCCTTTATCATTAATAAAGTCAAATGATTCTTTGTCGTGTTCTTGTAATTCGTCCATTTGCTCAAAACCACCTGCAGTATCAAAATACTTGTACTTCACATACTGTTGTTTTTTCTCTTTTTGAATTCTTCTAAGGAATGCATAGTAAATAATTTGTGTAAAATATGCAAAAGGATTATCAGATTTTTCTGGATTGAAATTATGCATATATGCTAAACAATTTTCTAACCCATCACTAATCATATCATCTTTATAAGTGTAGTTAATAAAATTAGGTCTAAAAGAAAGACGTTGAGCAATTTGAAGAAAACACCTAGCAATATAATCAGTTACATAAGGTTTTGGTAAACCTCTTTCTTCTTTATCTTTAATATCTGCTTGATATTCGATTAAAGCCGCTAAGAAATCCTTATTATTAATGTAATGATTTTTATTATCCTTATCGACTGGTGTTTTAATTTCTTTTGACACTGTATATCCTTTATTAATGTAGTTTTAATAGATTAATTATAACATAGAAATGACTATATGTCTAGCAAGTAACTAGAATTAAATAAAATGAAGACAGGGTTACGAAGTAACCCACATATGGGCACGAAGTGTCCATATGTAGATTGAAGAACCATTTGATACACTTCAGGTCACTGGAGTAGCTTAATGTAGTTTAAAATTACATCGACTACACCAATCGAAAACACTTCACTTCGTTACGTGTTTTCGGGTCTTGCTTCGCAAGACCGTCTTCATTTTCTTAATCTATATTTTCTTCTAGTATCTTGAAGTTAACTTCTATACACACTATAATCCCTAGAGATAGGTTACGGATTCCTATTTGCCACTGAATGTCAATTCACCCATCTCTACTGGACTATATGATACCATTATGTGGTGAGAGTCCTGACACGATTATTTTAATTATTTAGCCATTACACGTTGGCATCAAATTACAGACCTCAATCTAATTACGTTTAAGATATTATAGTCTGCTCACTTCACTTTCGCTACTATCCTAGTTTTCACGTTCTAGGCAGAATTTGTATTTATATGTGTAATTTTCAATATATTATACACTATACTTATACAAAAGTCAAGCGATTTATGTGATTATTTTCTGACTTGGTAGATCAATTGGAGAAAACATACTTTGATATTGTTCTGCGATTTGTGGGTTTGCTTCTGCAATGAATAAAATGTCTTGAAGTGCTAAATGTATAATATTGTCCTTACAACTCATTAAAAATGGTGTAAATCCTAATTGTGCGCCCTGGTCATCGTGGGATACTACACCAATCGTCTGTGGGTCTTTGATAGTGATTGCCATATTTTCTTCATTCATTTCAATTAGGTCACAAATAACTTCTGTGCCTGTATGTTTCATATGTACTACTGATATATTCATAATTTAATGCTCCTTAGTTTGTAATCAAATTTTTCTGTGTTATAAATTTTTACCCTTTCAATGAAATGTTTCAATGAAAAGTTTTTGTGTTTCTTCCAAGACAAATCGTCACTCAAATCAAATAACGTTGCTACTTCCTTTCCTTCAGATTTTCGTAAACCTCTACCAACCGATTGTAAATTCCTAATACGGGATTTACTAGGATGAGCAAAAATAATGTTATGAAGATTGCGAATATTGATACCAGTAGAATAAGTCCCATATGAAGCGACGATAATAGCATTTGTACTACTCTCGGTGATTGCTCGTATTTCCTCACGAACATCGACTCCAACGTTTCCCGATACGAAAAATATTGGTCGTTCTGGTTCTTTCTTTTTAAGATATTCATATAACTTCTTTCCGTGCTTTTCTACGAATTGAAATAACACTAATGTGTTTTTAGTTCTACTCAAAGACAAGTCACAAATAAATTTATTTCGTTTAGGGTGGTCAATCAACCAATCAATTTCTTCTTGGTATGTTAATTGTTTTACAAATTTGCGTTCATCATCTTTATATTTCAACATGATTGCTTCAATATGTAATTTTGTAATTGTTTCATCGTCCATTAATTGTTTCGTTGTGATAACTTTTTTAACAGCACCAAACAATCCCTCAAGCACTAATTTATGCGTAGTTGTACCATCAAGTGTACCAGTAAAACCAAACTTATATTTACAATCTGTCATCTTAGTTAAAATAGACGTTAATGATTTTGCTTTGAAGTTATGTGCTTCATCACCAATAACACAACCAAATTGTTCAAAGAATGGTTTCTTTAATTTGTAAATAGATTGCCACGTTGTGATTACGATTTGTTTATCAGTTTCTTTTTCTTTGCCTGAATAGATTCTATGAACGTTGTCGTCAGAAAACGTAGGGTCTAGTTCAGAAGCATAATCAGCAAAGTCTTTGTATAGTTGTTCAACAAGTGATGTTGTAGGTACAATAATAAGAATTTTACGGTCTTGTTCTTTACGGTAATATTGTGTTAACCCATATATCATAAACGACTTACCAGATGAAGTTGGTGATAGTAAAAGTGCCCTATCGTTGTTAATTGCGTGATTAATGGCTTTTATTTGATACTCGTATGGTAATATAGGGGACGAATTAACGTGGGGATTTAACCCCTTAACGAAGTCCTCAGTGGATTTAAGGGTTTGAATAATGTGTTTTTTAGGGTATTCTAGTGTATATTCACGTCGTTTTGCAAACTCAATAATATAGGGTAAAAGACCTACATAAACCTCACCACCAAATACATTGAACAAACGTATTTTACCGTCCCATGCTCTAGCACGATATGCTGGCATAAATTTATAGCCAGGTACTTCAAATGTAAAGAAATCGGATAATTCATGTCCAATACCTGACTCACATTCTACATTTAAAAATACATCATCTTTGATGTGTACTACTATATCACTCATTATATACTATACTTCACCTTGTGTAAATTTCATAAAATCTATCGCATTCTTAATTGCAAAACCACGAACAGAAAACATTTTACAAATCTCTTCTAAATACTTAACCATTTCTTCTTGCATAACAACACGTGCTTCTGCTTCAACAACCATTGGGTCTACTTTTACATATTCTTTAACTTCCCTATCTTTAAGTACATACTCATATGGATCTGGATCGTTTCCATTATAATAGTTAGTTCTACCCAATGATACTCTATATAGGTCGGTTTTTAATTTCTTTAATTTCAAACGTTCCCTTAAAAGTAATTTTAAGTATTTATTATGTTTATTTGGGGTTGCTAATGACTCTTTAGCAAGTACAGTTTCATTTATGTATAGGTCTTTATCGACCTGTTTTTCAAGTTCTTCTAAGTTCATATACCTATTATACCATAATATATTAAAAAAGTCAAATTTTAGGTATCAACTGTCATATAATCGAATTGTAGTGTTATGTCTGTTATTACCTCTTCTGCCTGATCGTTGTTAAATTGGATCTCGCCTAGAATAGTAGGAAATATATTATGAAATGTAAATACAGTATCTGATGTATTTTTATTGTTAGATAAAATATGCAAACTACCTGTAGTTCTTATATCTACTTTTGAGTCTACCCTTTTTGAAGTGTCTGGGTGATTAGTCATATTTATCCAGTTTAACAGTTCCATATAATTACTAAAATCTTCATCAACTAAGAATGTACACATTAATGGTGCATAAATCGTTGTAGTTGTTGGTTGGTATGTATGACCATGTATTGGATTTGGGATTGGTACTTCGTTTGCCGATATTGTTGGAATATTTGCAGTAGTCAACCAAAAAGTAGTGCCTGGAATTGCATTAATAACTAATTTGTAATTAGTTGATTTAGCAAAGTTAATTTTTTGTGGGGATAATCTTTCACTCATACCATTATTTATAATGTTTTATTTCATTGAATAAAAAACCCCCAATTAAGGGGGTTTAACGGTTTCCCAAGGTAGGGGAACTTTTTAACTATTACAGGTTAGTAACAGTAAACTTACGGAAGTAAGGGTTTGCACCAGCAGCACCAGAAGCAAATGGATTCATAGTAATTCCGTAACGAGTCTTGAAACCAAGACGTGGTTGGAAGTCCTCTTCACCAATTGATTTCATCAACTGTAATGGAACGTATGGGCAGTAGAACATACCAGCATCATACATATTTGAACCTTTAAAACCAACGATTACTGAATCACTAGAAGCAAATTGGTCAACAAATACCTTAAACTTACCACCTAATGTACCAGCAAACACGTTGTCAGTAACGTCAGGTTGTGAACCGTTGTCAAGTGACATATTAGGTTCAGCAAGTGAAGAAGTCATATCTAGAGCAGATGCAACATCTGGAGATACGATTAACCAGTTACCACGACCACGACCAGTGTTCTTAGCAATTAAGTTTGCTTCCTTGTTAATCTGTACAAGTAGTGACTTATAACGTTCACCACCCCAACGAGCACCACGGTTATCAACTGCATCAGCAACGTCGAAAGTACCAGCAGTAGTAGTACCAGCAGTAGCACCAGCAGTAGCTTGTGAACTAATAGTATTGATAATCTCACGGTTGATTTCAGCAAGAATTTCACCTGAAAGAATGTTACTTAATTCAGACTCAGCGTCTAAACCATGAATTGCTTTAAGGTCTTGTGCAAGTTCTAAAGAGTACTTGGCTTTAAGTGCCTTAGTTTTAGCAGTAACACTTGACTTTTCAATTGAGAATGACATCTCATTGTAAGTAGTTGCACCACCATCAAAACCACCAAGATTCTCACCTTGTGCAGTAGTCATTGCGTCAGCAGTACCATCGTCACCAGCAAAATCTGTATCTGGAGCACCTGCAGTAGTAGTAAGAGCTTCAGCACCAGTAGCGGCGTTACCAGTGTAATGAGATTTCATTGCAAAGATAAGACCAGTTGGACCACTCATTGGTTGTACACCAATTGTGTCATATGCCATAAGTTTAGGCATAGTACGACGAACTAATGAAATAAGAACTGGATCCCAGTTATCTACATTAGCACCTGTAACATTAGCTTCATCTAAAGCTGTCTGTTGATTTTCTAAAAGACGAAGTGTAATAGCTCGTTTTGTAGCATCTTTAATTGCAGGTACATCTGCGTGCTCCATAACCGGCTCCCACTTATCTTTAATTTCTTCTGATAAAAACATTTTGTTTTCTCCTTAATATTAACTATAAATGTTAAGCACCTAAGATGCTTTTCGTGGTTGTTGATGAAAGCGAATCAACGATGCGTTTCATAGAATCGCTCATCTCTCCGTCATTAGTGTTTACTTCTGTGTTACCTTCAGCAATTACTTCTTCTTTCTTTTCTTCAGAAGGAAAGTAAGTTTCCTTCAAAGTTTCTAACTTTTCAGTATAAGATTCAGCGTCTTCAAATACAACACCTTCAGCAAGAGAATTTAACTTCTCTACTTGTGTCATAGTCAAATCTTCAGAAACTGTACCAAAAATTTCTTTAGCAGTTGCTTCATCTAAAGACTTACGTGCTTCAATGTTTTTATTCATTTCAGCATCTAACTCTTCTTTAAGACTAGCAATTTCATTTGCTTGTTCGTCAAGGATGTTATGTTTGTCCTCTGGAACTTCAATGTAATTTTCTGCGAATAATGTTTGTAGACCACCAACGAAACCTTCTAAGATTTCATTTTTAAGACCATTTTCAACAGCAAGTTTATTTTCTTCAACCCACTCGTTTACCATGTAGTCCAAGTAACCGTCTAACTTAGCAGTCACATCTTCTAAAAGTGCGTCTGTTTTTTCAGTTAATTCTGCTTCCATTTTTTCTTCGATAGCAGATAGGTTTTCTTTAACTTTTGCCTTAACAGCAGTTTCAAATACTAAAGTTGTACGTGCTTTAAAGTCTTCAGTCAATTCTTGACCGTCGAATAATGCGTCCATATCTTCTTGAACGTCAACTTCTAATTCCACTTCTTCTTTAGCAACTTTTTTGTCTTCTTCAACTTCGTCGTCTTCGTCTGCATCATCAGCGTCTTCGTCGATGTCGTCTTTGTCTTCATCTTCGTCGTCATCTTCCATAACTTCACCAGAGCCAGGAATTACCTTTTTCTTTTTAGTTACATTTTTCGCTTTAGGTTCAGCAGCACCTTCTGTTACATCATCAGTATCTTCAGCAACAATTTCTAAATCGCCAGATTCTAATAATGCATCAACTTCAGACGCCTCAATTGAAGTATCAGATGTAGCATCTTCAGAAATATAAAATTCCTGTGCTTCATCTAAAACTAACATTTCGCCAGTTTCTGTTTTTAACTTCATCTTAGGTTCTCCTAATTATTTTTGATTATAATCTTCAATTAGTTTTATTTCTAATTACTATTATTTATAAAACTTATTACTTTAACAAACAACAAATTATTACAGTTTATTGATAAATTCATTGAAAATACGTGCTTCTAACGCCGTTAAACGGTTTTTGCTAGTTTTTTCAACTTCTTTTTTCATCTCTGCAATTTCTTGTTCTTTAATAATACCATTATCCCAAACCCATTCTTTACCTTCCATAATACCATTTACAAAGGCATCTGGTGCAGATGGATCTGCTACAATGTCAGCGGCAGTAGCAAGATAAAAGTCACCTTGTACTTCCTGAATTCCTTTCTTATTTGCTTTCAGTGTTCCCATACCTCTTGACGAAACACCAAGTTGGGCACCTTCATTAATAAGATTCTTAACAATATTTCCGTGTGGTGTATCTGTAATCTTTGCCTTACCAATATAATTTGAACCATCTTTCTTTAGTTCTGTAATCATATGTGATACACGGTCAAGATTAATAGTAGGTCCATCAGGATGTCCTAACTCACCAAAAGCACGTTTCTTGTCAATGTATGTTTCTGTGTAACGTTTAACTTCCTTTTCCATAATAGAGCCAGGATAAACACGTCCGTTACGATTCTTCAAATCTGCTTGTAAAAACACACCTTCTATGTATAAGTCTTTTCCTTTACCTTCTGTTAGGTAATTTACTTGCTCATTAATTTCAGATATTAGTCTCATAATTGTTATCCTTTATATGAAATAGATCGACCACCACGACGTTTTCTGGCGGCACCCATTTTTCCACTTTTACCTGACATATCACCACCACCAAACTTTCTGTGACGTTTTTTCTCAAGTCTTTTGCGTTTTACTTTAAATGAAGATTTTCTTCTTTTAATCTTCATCTTCATTTTTTCTCTACGGTTACGACCTCTGTTACGACGTTTTTTCAACTGTGTTTTGTGTACTTGTCTTTTAGAGCGTCCATTGAAACCACGTGCTTCTTCAATATCTTCGTCAGATACTAAAACGTATTCTTCACCCCCTATAACCCAAATGGCGTCACCATTTTCTGCTTCAAATTCACCTTCAATATCTTCTTCAATATCAAGGTATTCGTCTTTTTCTTCTTCGGAAAGAGAATTCCATTCATCTTCAGAAAATGCAAAATATGTTTCCTGTGTAGTTTCTTCCCTTAAAGTATTGAATGATTTCATACTAACTCCAGTTTACATTGAACGTCTACATTTTTTATATCTTTCACGAGAACGTGCTAAATCAGGATCGTTACTTGCCATTTCGCCATCAGCAACGTCTTCTTTATTCTTATCGTAAATTGCTTTTAAGTGTTTACATTTATCACGTTCTTCTTCAGTAACTTCTTCAACGTCTTCTTTCGCAAACAAAGTAGTTGCAATAGAACGTTTCATTGTGTCTAATTTGTCTGCAACACGTGATGCCAATTCACTATTAAATGCACTTTTAAAATCATTCGCTTTTTTAGATCTTGCATATTTGATCATTTTTTCTAAATTATTCATAATTTCTCCTAATATGTATCGTCTGCATCACCATCGTCGTCTGTTGGTGTATTTTCTTTTTCTTTAGCCATCAATTTATCCATGGCACTAATTTCTTCATCAGTCTGCATAAGAATGTTTTTACGAACCCATTCTATAGAATAATAACGACCAATCATTTCACCATTAGTAATTGTATCAAGCATTTCTAGTCTAGTATTCATCATTTCAAGTTTCTTTATTTCACTAAAGTAACCATCATCTGCAAAAATAAAATCAATATTTTCTTTATACGAATTCCACTCACCATTACTTATAATACCTTTGGCAATAAGTTGTGTTCTCAATAAAGTATAAAATAAATCCGAAAAACGTTTTCTTAGTTTAGTAACAAACTTTGTAAACTTAATTTCATCTCTACTAATTTCACCACCACGACTGAAGCCCCAAGTTTGTTCTTGTTCCATACGTGATGGAGGTACATGAAGTGATTGATATACTTTCTTTTGAAAATACATTACATCTTCCATATCACCTAAATTTTGTCCACCAGGCAATGTAGTAACTTCTGTCCCTCTACCACCTTCTTTACGTGGTAACCAGAAATCTTCCATCATTGACATAGTATCTTTACCGTCTTTGACTTTACCTGAACTAGCATCATAAACCATTTTGTTTTTGAACTTGTTCATAATGTTTCTTAGATATTGCTCTGCCTTTGTTTTAGGTAGATTACCAACATCAATATAAAACACACGACGCTCTGGAGCACGTGTAATTCTGTAAATCACCATCGCATCTTCTAACATACGAAGTTGATTAATAGGTTTCATTGCTTTATGTAAATAAGACAATGTAACTTCTTTATCGCTGTCAAATAAACCACTATCTGCAACGGCAATAGTTTCATCTGCAACTTTAAGTGTTTGAAGACCTCCTACACCTGTTGTGGTGTATAACCAGTATTCTTCTACATCTTTAATTATTTCTATACCGTTTTTATCTTTATCTTTTGTAACTTCTTTAACTTTTTTGATATCTAGAGCATCAATATATCTCAACTCTTTAATACCTTTTTTGACATTTTCATTGTCAAAAATAATGTGATAGTGAATTGCACCATCAACGTACCAACGCTTAAAAATATCAGGGCCTGCATTATTGAATTCTAACTTTTTACAAATAGTTGCAAATTCTTCTGCAATAGTCGTTTTAATATTTTCAGATACATCTAATTTTTCTAAATGTATTTGTACTGCGTCTTTATATGGATCTAATACAACTGCTTCATTAACCACATCATCAATAGCAAGTTCTGCTTCTGGGTTTTGTGCAGTATTTCTGTATTGTCCAATTAAATCTTTCTGGTTTTTGAAAGATATATCAAAATTAGTGGAGAAGGCATTAATACCTCCTCCGTTGATAACAGTGGAACCGTCATTTAAATCCGGCGGTACAAAAGAGTTTGTCCCCTTTTCAATTACCGCCGAACCTAACTGTTTTTCGATCTTATAACCAAATAATTCCATAACTTACCTTAACTGTATAATATTGTAATAATATTTATAACAGTTTATAGATTAGTTGTTACCACTATTATCGTGAGTAATAGAGAAAGTAACAGTGTACTCTTGAACAGCATCAGTAGTTTCCCAAGAAAGGTCAATAGCACCAATCTCTGAAGGCCAACCGTAAAGGTCAACTTCTGAATCTAGCAAGTCACCTAATGCTCTATCTTTAGGTGTAACTGTTAAAGTCCTATGATGATCATCAGGTGTGTTGCCATCACTACCAAAAGAATGGAAACCTTGGATCTCTGATTGCCACTCTAATAACTGGTGTCTGATTGACATTCTCTCGTCGTTGATAATAGTAACAGTCCAGTCTTGGAACGTTCTGTCGCCAGGAACTTTTAATTTACGGTTCTGATATGGAACTTCAACAATACCAACAGAAGTTGCTGGTAAAGAAGCGGCTTTACATACAAACGTTTGATCCTGACCTGCTAACCCAATAGATACTTCAAACAGATTAGGGCGTGCATAGTTAGAAGAACCACTTTGGAGTTGTGAACTAAAGTTATCGTAATTCATTTCAATTCTCCTATATTATACCTGACCGATAACTTCAGAGAAGTCAACGCCAGTTTTAGTTGCAACAAAATTCAACGTAATGTAGTTAATTGATTTTGATGGTTTAATGAACATACTTGCAACAAACTGGTTACCATCGATAACTTCAGGAGTGTTGTTAGTTTCGTCACATTGAACATAAAAGTCGTACATACCTTGTTTACCCTTAATTCCTGCAAGGAATGGGTTTACCATATTTACGAAGTTTCTACGAGTGTACTTGTTATTAAACTCAAACAAGAAATACTTAGCAGAAATTGCAATTGCTTTCTCAAGTACAATAAACAATCTACGAACATTGATTCTATCAAATGCAGAAGGTTTTGTAAGTAAAGTTCTATCACCCCAAAGTACAGTACCTTGGCCTGGGAAAGAAACAATTGGGTTAATACCATTCGGAAGCATATACAATTGGTCACGATGAGCAGTAGATGGGTTGTATGCCAACTTAACTACACCTTTAATTTGACCACGGTTTAGACCAGCAGGTGACCACCAAGCGTCACGATTTGCATCAGTGTATGCAAGTAGACCTGCAGTATCACCACTAAAGCCAATCCAACGATAAGTATCATTATACTTGTCATATGTGTACTTGTAGTTTGCGTCTAAAGAACCGTAAGATGAAGCAACGTTAAACGATGTATCTTTACGTGAAGCAATAACGTTTGCAACAGCATTAGATGCTCCACCAACATTTACTACGTCTTCTTTAGCAGGCGAAAGCATCGCCATACAATCTTTACGTTGTTCTGCAACTTGTTCAACCATATACTTTTCAACAGCATAACATACTGCTTTAGGTTCATTAGAAACACCACCAGCAATTAAGATAGAAACGTTTATATCATCAGCATTAGATAACTCGTCCCAACCTAATTTGTAGTCGTCTTCACCAACACCAGTATCAACACCATCAGCAAAAACAACACTATTTACACCATTAGTGATGTTGCTACTAACTGCTAAAATTAACTTTGATGTATCGTTAATAACCTTTTCAACGAAAATATTATTTCCGTCTGCATTCACATTACCATCAGTTAAAGAAACGATATGTGCTTCTGCAACTTCACCATCAACTAAAACAGCAATTGCCATTTCATCATTTGATGAACTAGGTGATACATCAAATGCACCAGCATATGACCAAGTGGCATAACCAGTTTCGTCTGATGTTTCAACTGTAATTGAGTTACCATATTCGCCTGGGTAACGTGCATAAAAATCTTCTGTTAATGTACCTGAATCCATTTGTGTTTCAAAATCTTCAGAATTCTTAATCAAAACACCTGTTCCAGATGCGTTAGCATTTGTAGCAGTAGCATCAACTACACGTACAACTTGTAGTGAATTTGCATAAGATAAGAAAGCCGCAGAAGTTAAAAACGCTGGGTATGAAGTTGCATCTGGTTTACCAAAGGTACTAATTAGATTGCTCTCTGAAACCACTAAAGTTGCATCAAAGCAAGGGCCCCAAGTGAAACGACCAACTGTAGCACCAAGGCTAGTAGCAACTGCAGGGATAGACGTACTCAAATCGATTTCTTTCGTTTGAACGCCTGGACTTAATTGAAATCCCATTGTCATTCTCCTATATTAAATAAAATAAATTTGTCGAAACATTATTATTTCGATACTATTATTTATAAAATAGGAGTTTTTAAAACAATATGTTACCAAACTCTTCTTGTGTTGTCCATACCTCACCCCCCTCTACAAGAACTTCTTCAGTACCTCCGTCATCTATAAAACCAAATGGTGCTAAATCTTGTTCGATTTGATTAATTTTAGTTTGATATAAACGAACACGTAGTTCCATATCAGTCAATTCTTTGAATTCTGGTTGAGTAGATAACCACCCAAACATAACAAGACCCATTACCATATCATCGTGTCCATTACCTTCTGCGGCCCAAGACTTTCCTTTAACAATAAACATTGATAATTCTGAAATTGTACTCATATCATTAATAATCAATTTATCTTGCTCGATTAAATCCTTCAAATTAGAACAACCAATTGCTTTAACCCTACTTGTCATTTTACGACCAAGTTTATTATGAACACCAGATTCATTAATAGTATTATCATATTCTAAATCATAATGAAGAATATTGGCAACTTCAGCGCCAGGACCATTTGATTCAATAATAACAGTAGCATTATTATAAGCCTCTGCAGTAGTCATAATATAATGTGGAAATAATAATGGTGAAATTTCGTTTGACCTATAAGTGGCAACTTGTTTAAATGGTAATTTAGAAACATCAATAATATTCATTGTTGAATAGTCTTGACCCCTACCTTCAGCAACATCAATAGCAATTACATAAGAGTTACCTTCAACAGTTTCTTCATAAACTTTTAATTCATCTTTCGTATAGATAGGATCTTTCATCACCAAAGAATGTAATTTAGCAGGAGCAATTAACGTACCTGCAGAACCTAAGAATTCACATTCAAATTCTTGTTTAAATTGTTCTTCAGACGTGTTTTGAATTGTTTCTTCCCTCCATTTATCATCACGGCCAGGAACGTCCCAGTAATTAATTTCAAATGCTTTGTATGTGTTTCTTTTTTCAACAGCGTCCATCCACATTTTATAGAAATGGTTCATACCATTAGGTGTTGATACAATGATTACTTTAGAATCTTTACCTGAAGAAATTGTAGGATATACTGAACGGAAGAAATCTTCTGCCATACTTTGTTGTACGAACGCAAACTCATCAAGGAAAATCAAGTTAAATGAATAACCACGAATTGAACTGGATGATGTAGAACCGGCCATAATTCTAGAACCGTTTTCAAGTTCAATAGAACCTTTGTTCCATTCCATCACACCTTGCTGTAACCACATCGGCAATTTTTCATATGCCATTTGAAGGCGTCCAAGCAATTCACGTGACGTTGCTGATTTATTTGCAAGAATAGCAATATTCTTTTGGTCATTGAAAAGAACATAATGAAGCATAAACGCAAGTGATGTTTGCGATTTACCCGACTGACGTGGACACTTAACAATTGTGAAACGTGATTCGTAAAGTGTATTAATAAGTTTTTCTTGGAACGGATACAATTCAAATTTCATCAAACCTTTATCAAGGTTTACAATATGAATGTAGTTCTTTACAAAGTAAATAGGGTCGTCCCTACACTTCACATATTCTTTGATTTGTTCTTCGGTGTAGTCAATATCGACGTTTTGACGTTTAAGGTTTGGATTACCGAGATATATTGTCTTTGCCATAATATAAATTAACCTTTATTTTAGTTACCTATCTAAAATATCATTACAAATAACTTCACGTTCTTCGTCAGTATATGACTCCCATTTTTGTAATTCTTCAATAGATAGTTTGCATATTTCACAACCAGTAAAATCATTATTCATTTTGTGGTTATTTGGGTTTGGACAAGGGGACATTGCGACGCATTGACTAATAAATTTTGCTTTTTGGTTTTCATTCATTATATTTATCCTCTAATACATCTAATCTTTTATTTACTTTCTTCCATCTTGACATATCACCTGCTTCGTGTTTCAATATTTCTTGTCTAGCAAAGTTCCTCACTTTTTCTGGCATTTCTTTTCTTTCTTGTACAAATGATAATATCTTATCTTGATTGTCGTGTAATGTTTTGACTTCTTTTATAACGTCCATAATATTCATAGCAATGAACATTGTACCTGCGATACCAACAACCATACCTAATGATTGTAATCGTGTTTCTCGTCTATGTTTATATAATACTTCGTTTTTAATTTGTTGGTTTAAATTTGTCATTTTATATCTTTGCCCTTTAACATTGCTTGTAAATCGGCAGTCGAACCAACATATAGATTATTATGAGTGGTCGTATTACCGCTTGGTTTTTCCCCTTTCATAATCTGTAATTC